TTCTCCACCGGGAAGGTCAAGTCGAAACTGATATTACCACCATCAAGGCAGAGGGCAAGGGCATCGGCTCTGTCGGGGCTGGCGAGTCCCCTGGCTCGCATCGAGTCCTTGGATTCAACACCCAGCTTGCCCTTGGAGTTAACCAGGCTCCGGCGGCAGGTAAGTTGCGCCGTCAGTTCGTCGTCCTCAGGCAGGATGATCTCAGCCGCCTCGATCTTCTTGGCCATTCCATACCACATCTCAGCGGCGCGGTTGGTGTAGGCATCGGTGTCGTAGGCGGTAGAGCCGAAGTTGACCCGCTGCACTTCCCAGCCAGCCTCGGCCAGGGCATCGCACATGGGCATACCCAGGCCGCTTGCGTCAGCATAGATGTCTTCGGCTTTCAAGCCGTGCTTCTTGAACTCGACGATAAAACGGCCTACCGCAGACATGGTGTCCCTTTCGCGCCATGCCGTGATGGGTAGAACCTTGTTCCCATCCCGCACGCAAAGCACGTTACAGTCGCCGCCAGCCGCAAAGTCTACACCGGCGATCTTTGTGCCAGGCTTGAAATCCGGTGGGCTGGTAAGGCAGTTCTGAAGCTGATTCAGGTTAATAATCAGGCTCTCGTTGCCGATGTCCACAAACTCGCCATAGATCATGGAGCGGGTCAGAGGGTGCTTCTCTCCGTACCGCTGGATAACCTCGTCGATCTGCTTCTGGGTTATATGAGGGCAGTCGAAGGCGGTCACGGCGTGCTTCTTCCACATATTCGCCTCCTTGGTAAAGGCGCGATAGAAGGCACCGCTTGACCCACCGGGGCTGGAGGCGATTAGCAGTCGCGTTGGTTGGCACCGACTGATAGCCTCGAACAATGGATCGGCAACGGTCTTGGCTTCGTCAACCACCATAAGCAATGGCGCAGTTTCGTGGTTCTCGGCGTGCCAGCCTTCAGCACGGCCAGGATCGGTCGCAGAGTAACCTATAATGCGCGATGTGTTGCCGTCAGGGTGCAGGTAGCGGATCTCGCCGGATGTGACCTCCCAGGGGCCACCAAGCTTGGCGATGTGGGATCGTAGGCTCGGCCAAAGCTGGGACTCGACTTGGCGGAAGACTCCGGCGGTCGTGACCGCAATAGAACGCTTGTAGACGAGCGCGTGCCATATCAAAACGCCGGAAATTACCGTGGAAGTCTTGCCGGAACCGTTGGCGGCGCGTAGAGCCACTCTAGCGTCTACTGGCTCAATATCTGCCAGTACATCCTTTTGCCATTTGTAGAGATTGATGCCCAATACCTTATCTGCGAAATACGCAGGGTTTAGCAGTTGCTCTAAAACCTCTTCAGGTGCCTTTTGGGCTGACTTGGGAATACGCTTGGGCATAACCTCTTTTTGTTTTGTGGCGCAATTATTTAGGGGGTATTATAGATGTAAATCGGTGGCGGGGGGCGTGGTGGGGGGCGTGTCGTGTACCGGCCATTTCTTCAGAGACTCTGCCCTTGGTTTTCTTCGTCTCATTTGCTTGCCTCGCCGTTTTTGCAAATTGTCTTTCGTAATATCTTTATTGTCAACATTATTGTCAGAGTTGATACAATAATTAGTGAGCGACAAATGGTTTTTCGGTTCTTTGGCAAGTTGTTCTTTGTCAGTATGGTTATGACTATTTCCCAACTGCTTCAACTTTGGTGCATCTGTATCAGATATGGCAATAACTTGCGCTTTCTTTTCCGCTCGCCTCGATGCGAGTCCGGCAAGTAATGCTGCGAATGATCCATTGACCCCATGAGTCACGGAAGTATCTACGGATAAACGACTTGAGGGCTGCGCGTAGGAATAAACACGCTCCGCCATCCACGCTTTCGCTTGCCATGACTTCTCACCGGCAAGCTCGATGTCTTTTAATAGTTTTAATTCGTGCTTTTTTCTGGCCATCCTCACTTGATCGCCGAATGCCGGACGCTTTTTAGTCCAACCTTGGACTGTCACCGGATTAAGTCCGACTAATTCAGCGGCTTTCTCAAGCGTGAAGCCGGAGCCGCACGCATCGATTATTGTCTTAGCAATTTCATCCGTGAATGCCGTCTTTCCATTCTTTGATTTTGCTGGAAGATTTTCTGAAGGATTTTCCACGCGCCTAAGATACCATAAAAATTTATCAAAAATAATAGTTGACGATACAAGCGGCTTGTAATAGTTTGACCTTGCCAATGGAAAATCCGCGCGGATTACCCAAGGCAACTAAAAGAAAGGAAACACAACAATGACAAAGCGAACAAAAACTTGGAAAATCGGCGAATATTGCTCCGGTGGAGTAATTCGCGCCAAGAGTTGCGGCGAATTCGTTAAACTTGAAATTCGAGACTACTTCACGGATGAATTGTTAAACGATGGCACTTTCGGGCGAATCCATGAAAGACAGATATTCGAATTCTTGACCCTGTTTACCACTCATTACTATGCCGATAATGTTATCGCATGGATTAAGCAGAAAGTCTGGGGGTTGGCATGAGTATCCAAGTACATTTCACCCTCTCTTCATCCAACGCGAAAACTGGCGCGATTCCAGTAAGCACGACATCCGCCAACACTTGCCCAGACGCTTGCCCATTGAAAGCTGGCGGCGGATGCTATGCCAACGGCGGACCGCTTGGAATGCACTGGCGCAAGGTGACGGATGGCAAGCGCGGCACCGGTTGGGAAGACTTCCGCCGCGCGGTTGCCAACTTGCCCCAAGGGCAACTTTGGCGACACAACCAGGCTGGCGACTTACCTGGTGAAAGCGACAGAATCAGCGTCCCCATGCTCGAAGATTTGGTAAGGGCGAATAAGGGGCGGCGCGGATTCACCTATACGCATAAGCCGGTACTAGACCGGCAGCGCGGCGAGGTTGTGGAGAATCGGGAGGCGATTGCCAAGGCGAACCGAGAGGGATTCACTATTAATCTTTCCGCGAATGGCCTGAAGCACGCCGACGAGCTTGCCGCGCTTAAAATTGCGCCGGTTGTCACCTTGTTGCCAAGCGGCATCGAGGACAACACAACCACACCCAACGGGCGGAAAGTTGTAGTCTGTCCTGCTCAAAAAATTGACGGCATTACTTGCGCGAAGTGTCGCCTATGCGCGCGGGCGGATCGATCCGTCATAATCGGTTTTATACCGCACGGGAACGCGAAGCGTAAAACCGGCGCGGTTGCGGATAAAAACTAAAAGAAAGAGAGGACACCATGACAAAACAAAAAGCAATTGCGCTCTCCATATTGGAGACGCTGACAGAATCGAAAACCGGCGGGATGTCCGCTGGCCATATGTTTGTGGCCCTTATGGGCTTTTGCGGTCATATGGAATTCAATTCCATCCTATCCGCACTAGAACGCGGCGGGCTGGTTCAAGTTAGCAATCACTACGTTACCCCCACGGATAAAGCGAGGGCCTTATTTGTAAAGGAGGTTGCATGATCGCAGAAGTTCACGGTGCCGTATACTTCGCCCACGGTTTGATTTTGGGCGGGATCTTGGCGGCTTTCGCAATGTTCATCGGGCGGAAATAAAAACAATAAAAGAAAGGAAACACAAAATGAAAAATAAACTATTCACGGTATACGCAAAGAGCGTTGTGAAATACCAAATAGAAGTAAACGCCAGCAGCGCAGAAGAAGCCGTTAAGAAGGCGGAAACGATCGACGCTGGCGAGTGGATCGAAGACGAGAAAAGCGGAGACTTCGAGGTGACATGGGCGGAGGCTTTCGATATTTGTAAATTGAAATAGTCTCCCCTCGTTCCCCCTCGTCACGGAGGGGGACGGAGGTGAGACACGATAGGGTCGAGCCTAAAAACAATAAAGAAAGGAAACATAAAATGAAATATTGGTTCAAAACTAAAAAACAGCTTGGGGATTTTGTAAAAGACTACTCCAAAAACGATAATTTTGTCGTTTTTATATGGGCAAAAAACGAAATAGAGGAGTCGGCAGGAAAAAAAATTAAAAATTGGAAGGCATTTTGCGAAAAAGTTGAAGACGATTCAGAGGTATATGACGCAGATGTCAAATTGGAAAATAGTCTTTTTGAAATTGCCAAAAAACTTTAACAAGGCGGCAAGGGTTTATCGTAGTAAGGGAGGATGTCGAAGAGACTTTTAAACTTTATTGAATATTGGCGCGACAAGGTTCCACCCCTTGGCCGGTTCACCTAGTCCGCCATACGCCTATAAACGGCAGCGTGGCGATTTTATTTGACCAATAAACGGCAGCGTAGCAATTAACCAGGAGCATTATGACCAAAGAACAAATCATTAAAGAGTATCTTTCCACCCTTGGCCGCAAGGGCGGGAGCGTTAAGGGGCCGCAGAAGGCCCGGAAGTTATCGCGGGAGCATTACGCCAAGGTTAGCCAGGTTCAGCGGGATCGTTGGGCTAAATGGCGGGAGTCAAACGGTAGCATACCCACTGATCGGTAGCGTCAGTAAAACGGTAGTCTATCGACCTATAGAGACGCAACAGGCTTTATTGCCTAGAGATTCTGGGATTTTGCGCTTTATAGCCGGTATCTTGCGTTGGGAGGCATGGTCTACCTGCTTGCCATCAATCTTCGCTTCTAGCGGCATCTCCGCTCGATTAAACGGTATCCTGGTGCCTTGTTTTACCACTTCCTGCAACTCCAGTAGCGTGCAGTCAGTTTGCTAGGAGGGTTGCTGTCGCACCGATGCCTAGCCCTAAAGCTCTTACGCCGTCCAGGTATGGACTTCTTAATGGTCATCTTGGGATCGCCAAAGCGGATGGTCTTAGACTTGCCACCCGAACAGGCTCGAACCTTAAACTTCTTTGACCCTCCAGGGGTACGCACCGGCCTATTGCATGGGGATTGTTTCATTGGTTTAATGCTCCTGCCAGTAGCTTAATCTTTTCCTGGTGTACTTCAAGGAACTTTCCCAGGTCCTCTAGGTCATCTGTAAGGCTGACCATGTTTGCCTCGTACACCTCGCGGGAGCAGTCAGCTAATATGTCACCACAGAGTCGGTCCACCTTGGCTATGGTCTGATGCAGGCGGGAGTTCTCTGTCAGGAGAAGCTCGATATACGCCCAGGCGAGGTCAACCCTTGGACTTTTCACTGAAGCCGCCACGCTTGGCTTTCATCATACGCCAGATGCGAGGGCTGATGGTAGACTTGGACTTGGGACGGGAGGTGCCAGCCTTACGGCGAGCATTGATATTAGCGTAAAGACCGGGTTTCATTTCACTAATATACCACACCCTCCCTGCACGCCCAAGGGCGCGTGTCGTACCGTTTATAGCGTTTATAGCAGCCCTGCGCGTGTCCATGCGGCTGCCAGCTTTTCTTTCCTTGGGAACACTCAGGCAGTGGATTTTCCTCGGAACCTGCCGTCAGGGGAGGGGAGGGTAACGACATAGGAGTTACCCCTCCCCCTGGTTCCTCGGAACTGTCTTTTGCCTTATTATATATAAGGGTATGGCAGTAGTGTAAATGGCAGGAAAATGACAGGCTGAACTGACAGCTAGAAGCTGGACTGGTTGGCAGTATACAAGTCCTTCTCCAACAATATCTTGCCAGCCTTTGTCAGCCGTTTCAGGTGCCGATAGAAGGTTCTCTCTGAAATCTTGCACTTATCCATGATGTGACGGCACAGGTCGGATGCCTGCCAGCCCTTGCAACCCATCTCTCCAAGGAACCGCTCGTCACCTATGACAGGCTTGGCACCCGGCCTCTTTAGGTTGTCAGGGTTCAGGGCGTAGTTGGGTCGGAACAGGGGGTAGTGCCACTGGATCACAAAGGGGTCCATTGGGCTGAAGTTGCGTAGCGTGACATCACAAGTGAAGGTACGCTCGTCCTCCTCATGTGGTGTCAGTACGACCAAGCTGTCAGGGTTCCGGGCGAACACCCCTGACCCGGAGAAGCGGTCGATGGCTTCCTTCGATGACGCATTGCCCTTGGCGAAATGGTGCGACAGTATGACGGACAGGTTGTGTTTGGTTGCCAGTGCCTCCAGTTCGTTCATCAGGCTCGCCATGTCACCCGCGCTGTTCTCATCGCGGTCGCCCATAAGCATATAGTTCGGATCAAGGACGATGGCCTGGTATCCCCTGCCCTGGATGTGCTTCTCAATGATCGGGCGGATGAATGTCAGGTCGGCGGCATAGCCCCGGAGCGTCCAGACATCGAAGTCTTTGACCTGTTCGGATGTCAGATTCTTTGCCTTGATGACATCGCCCAGGCGGTTCCTAAAACTCCACTCCTGAATCTCGAAGTTGATGAACAGCACCCGGCTCTTGCGGCACTTGTTGCCCCACCAATCCGTGCCGGTGTGCAGGCTTAGGGACAAGTCGATCAGGCTCCAGCTTTTGAAAGCCTTGCTGCCACCGCCCAGGAGCAACTTGCCCCCCTGGTGCAGCATCCCCTCGATCAGCACCTCCGGCTCCGGCAACTTCTCCTTGGCCAAATCCTCGTACCTCTTGATCGGCGGCCACTGGTCCACCGGCTGCTTCACTCCCAATCCCACGGCTGGCTCTATCATTTCCCCTCCTTGCAAAACCAGAGAAAACTCTGGTAGGTTGTGTCGTTTCTTTTTGCCCCCGGAATTCTCACCGGTTGGCTTGGCTTGAAAGTCGCAGGATCGCATCCGAGCGGAACAAGAAAAGCTTTTAGTTGCTCCATCCATTCTTTCTTGGGCGGGTTCTCGAACCAACCGTGCAGGCTCTTCCCACCGGTATCGACCACGGCATACATCCTCATCTTGAATAGATCGCGCATGGCCTGGAACACCGCGCCCATCTGTGGCTTGGTCAGCGTGTCGGACTCCACCACCAGGTAGACCCTGGCATCCACGTTCTCGTTGGCGCGGCTGACCGATCCCGGCACGAACACCGCGCCGGTCGTGTAGTTGCCCACCGGCGATGGCAAGCCCATCCACTCGTCCGCCCTGCGAAAGTTCTGTGGATGCCTGCCGCTGTCCTTAACGTCCCCGATCCAGATTAGGTCGCTCGGTTGCCACAACGTCAGGAAGCGGTGATAGTCCTGCGCCGGATCGTCCAGCTTGACCGGACTTTCCTCGTACATATCCGCCGGGTCCCAGTTGTAGTGGGTCAGATACCGGCTCTTGTTCGATTCGGCAATCGTCTTGATTCGATCAATTATCTCGCTCTCTGGATCTTTCTCGATCACCAGTTTCACCGGATTATCCAAATGCTGGATCGGCCTGCCCATGCTGTCGTGCAGGATCGCCCGGCGCAGCTTGCGGTTTGCCTCGTCGCGGTATGCCATGCAGGAGGTGTGCCAGCAGAAGATCGTCGGCACCCCGTCCACGAACACCGTGGTATCACGCAGCCTGGTGTGGCTGGTATGCGTGGCCTCTCCTGGGCAATGGCATAGTCCGTGGTTCTCGGACTGCCAATCCACCTGACCCACGATGGCTTCGGCTTTGCGTTGATTCTCGTTCATATCAGAAATTCATGCCGGTGATTCAAGGGGTGAACACACCCTCAGGAGGACAACCCGTTGCAGGATCTCCCTGCACACCACTCCGGCATTAAATTAAACCCCTCTTCTTCTGCTCAGTCCTAACAGCGTCTTCAATCTTTTCGCATTCCGACATGGTAAATAACTGCTCTCCGCACTTGTGGCATTCATCCCTTGTAACATTCGGAACAACGAATGACTCTCCGTTTAACTTTGCAACGCTCTCCAATCTGTAATCCTTTGTTACCTTAACCATGTTTGCCTTTCTGCAAGTTGGGCAAAGTTCCTTTGGCGTAAGCATCCCATGCTCAAGCGCAAACTCTTCCCCGGCCTTCATCATTCTTTCGGACATATCCGAAGGACCATCCTCCAGCCACCAATCGTCCCGCGTTATGCAGATGGTGTACTCTTCTTCTCTATATCTAAACTTATGTTTTGTTGCATGGCTCATTTTGAGCCTTTCTTAACAGCCCTTTTGCGAGCAGATTCTAAATACTTTTTAATTGCCGCATCGCGCTCTTCAATCGTGCGGAAAATATCGCCCAATTGTGATGCGCCGAAAGGTTTTCCATCGCGTGTTGCTTGTGGAATAAATTCATAATGAAATCCTAGTTGGCTTTCTAGGCACATACATCCAAATTCAACCATTCTTTTTTTGGTTCTTGTAATTTCAGATGTTCTTATTTTTGCCCCAATCATTCTGCCTCGCTCATCTAAAACATCAAAATTATTATAAACTATGGCTACATTTTTTTCTGTTTCGTTGAAACAAACATACTTATCTTGTTTTGTTGTGTTCTTTTTCATGTCGCCAAGATAAGGTTAAACACAAAACAAATGCAAGCATTATTTTTATCCCTCCAACTCCATCGCTTTCTTCGCCGCCTCGACAATATCCTGGGCGGTGATGTTGCGAAGGGCATTGCACCAGTATTGCGTACCCTTGGTCTTGTTGGTCGCGTCCTTGCACTTGGCCTGCGGTAAACCCGCATGAGGGCGGCACGGAGCGTGCGGACAGGTGTCCGGCTTGAAGACCGAGACGTTCTTGGGGTAATAGGTCATCCGATCTTCCGGGTCGTAGCTACCCCATAGCGACACACAAGGCGTGTCGAAGGCGGCGGCCACATGGTTGACACTGCTGTCCGGTGCGACCACGAAGTCTGCTCCGCTGACAATCGGGAACAGCGAGCGGAACTGCTTGGTTGTGTTGAATAGGTCGATCACGCGCGGATGATCCACCTTGAAGTTATTGCTATTGTCCAGCCCGATGATCACGGCCTTGTGGTTCGGGAATGCCTCCAGTAACGCCAGCACCGCCTCTTGCCCCTGCTTGGGCGGGTAGGTGCGGGTCGGCCCGGAACTGCTGACATGGTAGGCAAAGTAGTCACCCTTGATCGGCCACTTGCCCATCTCCATAAGCTCCTTGTGATCCGGCTCGATCAGATACAGGTGCGGACGCTTGTACTTGGGGTCGACATCTCCAGCGTTCATCCAAGTATAAATCCGGTCGTAGCAGTTGCCTGGACCAGTACCTAGCTTGGTATTGCCAACCTGACCTGAGAACAGGTCGTCGGTCGGCAGGTGCGCGTCATAGCTATCCCAAGCCTCCAGCGTTGGAGGCAGCGGGAACAGCTTGGCACCCAACCCTGCGTAGAGCGGCAGGTTCCTGGCCGGTGCGTAGACATCCACGCATCCGCCTGATTCGTTGACCAGGTAATGTACGAATGCGGTCGTGATGATCGCATCCCCAATCGCCCCGGCGCGGTACACCGCCGTGGCACCGCCGGTCGCACGGCCGGGATAGTACGGCTTGATCTTGTGGGGACACGGCACGGCATCCTCCCACATCGGTCCGGTCAGTTCGTCCGGCAACACATAGGTGTTGCGCGGGAAAAGCATCGAGTCATCGACCTTGTGGATTGAGTTGGTTTGATTCGTCCAGAGTTTCATTTAGTTTTCTCCTCCCATATAAAAAACACCGCTAGGATTGCAATACCAAATGCGATTACAGCAGAAGCAACAATCAGTCTGCCAATGGCAAGACCCATTCCTACAACAATCCATTCAGATAGCGCGCTCATTTTTCTCCCTTTCTTAGCGACCGCTTGGTTTCGACAAACATGGGAGTCCTTTCTCCCACATAAGCTCCGGCCACGTTGTAATCGAAATATTCATACGCTTCGTCAACCTTCATCCCAGACTCGCGCAGGATCGTAATGACCATGCTCTTGTCGTAGACCGCGACTGACGGACCGCTGAATATCCGACCGACACCAAGGAAAGCACGGTCGAATCCATCTGCAAGCAAAATCCCTTCGTCGGGATAATTTTCCTCGATCCATTCCCGCACGTTCATGCCGCCCCCCAGTTATGCTCGCGGGCATAATCAATCGAAGAGCGGTTGCACTTCCATGCGCTGGCAATCTGCCTGGTGGTGTAGCCCTGCTCGTACTGGATGCGCCATAGCCCCCAACGTTTCAGGACGATCTGTCTTGTCCTGTTTCCGCCGCCGCTTTTCATCTTTCCCTTCCTGATCTTTGGCTTGGCGATCTTGAGCGACTCAGGAACCACGATCTCCCGCTCGTCACGAATCCCAGCAACGACCCGCGCCGCCTCCGATTCGTTGGCCTTGGTGCGCTCGATCCGCCCGATACTGATCTCATGGCGCATCTGCTGGATGGTCTGGACTGCGGCGACAAGCCTCGCCTCCAGCACCTTGATGTTTGTCTCGGTCGTGCTGACCCGGTCAGTTAGTACCTGCGCTACTGCTTCCTGTGTGTTCATTCCTTATCTCCTTTGTGATGAGTGCCGCTGCGTCAACGTCCGCGATTACCTCGCGAACTTTGTGCGCCTCGGCGTGGTTTATCTTGTCCCTGTGGCTGGCCAGACTCCGGCGCACCCGCGCCAGAATCTCGGCCAACCATGCCATGCGATCTTCCGACATTACCGACTCCGCATACGGAACCGGCGAGGACCACCCTTGGGCGGCACCCCAGCAGACCGAAGCGCAATGGCCAGAATCTGCTTATGCGAGCGTTGCTTGCCGCCAGCACCGCGAGCCTTGCCCTTGCGTTTATTGTCGGCGCGTAGTTCACGAATGTTCTTTCCGATGTCTTTGCCTAGTGGCATATCACTCTCCTTTTGTTTTCACGAATCTACCGGCCACGAGATCCAACTCCCAGCCGTGTCCATGAAATTTGTCATACATCATCTGGTTCATAATCCAGTAGAGCGGCGAGCAGCCTGAGTCCATCAATTTTCCTGGGTGGCAGTTGTCCATGTCGAGAAACTCTTTGAGTGCCTCAACCTCCAATCTTGCCACCTGATATATGGTCACGCTGTCTCCTCCCCTACCACGCCATCAAACGCCTGTTCTTCTGCGTGGAAGACCTGTGTTTGTACCTTCAGCCATGTCGGCTTGACAACCCCATTCTTGCCTGTGAACGATGCCTCCGTGAATAAAACGTTGTTGCCCGGCACGCAGGCGATCCTTCCATTGGCAAGCTCAATGAAGTGATGCGACTTGGTTTGGCTCGGCTCCAGGCTGTACCCGTCCCCATAAGGTTCTGCGGTGAACATATAGGCTCCCCGCATCCAGGCCTGCTTGCCAGCCAGCCACACCTGGCAATCCAGTTCGCGCAGGTAGTCGTACTCGATAGTCGTGAAGTTCCAACCGAAACAGTCCCACCTCTGTGCGTCTCCCAGGGTCCACGGCTCGCCTGTCCCGCTTGGAAACGCCAATGCATTGAGCGGTAGCCCCCGGTACAACGCCCCGCACTTCAGCATGACCGTGCAACCCCAAGCCCGGTGCGGCACCGAGTACAGCCCGAACCAGACAGCATCCTCCCAGCCGTTCTCGTTGCCCTGTGAGATAAACTTGCGGTTCACCATGACGTACTGGTGGCGCGGTAGATTTGCGGCGAAGGTCACTTACGATCCATCCACATCGCCATCAGCGCAATGCCGATGGCGAACATCAGCATCTCGGTCGGGCCTACTTCCATTGTGGCCCCGTGATCCATGCGACCAACGCCCAGCGCGTGCCGAACAGTGGTGCTTTGGCCTTGTGCTTGATCCATGATGGAAAGAAGTTGGCCGATCCCTGGTGCGCGGACTTCTCAGCCCCATGCCAATCGGCCTCGACGCGCAACCCTCCGCCCACATACTCCTCTGGCCTGGACAGGTTCACCACGCAGGTCAGCTTGCGGTCGCTGCCGTCATAAGTGTCGAAGTGCCACTTGAACTTCTGGAATGGGCGATACCTCAACACCTGAAGCTGCTGCATATCCATTATGTCAAAGCGATAGTGTTCCGTGTTGACCTGGTCAACCACTGCGGCCAGGTAATTGTAAAGCCACTGGAAGTGCGGTGCCTTTGGTATCCAGCACGATGAGCAGGTCCGGGTACGGCTGGCAACGTGGGTGCCGTCTTTCGACAACACCGGCGCACGCTTCATCCCAATGACCTCCGCATCGCGGATAATCATCTCGCATTGCGAGCGGGTCAGGACTTGCGGTATCGTTACCGCCGTGAGGATTTTTTGCTTGAACGTTTTTTCGGTTTGCATTTGGTTTTCCTTTCTACGTACTCCGTCAATAGCTTCCTGATGGCATAGCTGGCAAGCTCATCCCTCTCGTACATGATCTTGTTGAATCCGATATGCGCTAGCCTGTCGGCAATGCTGTCGTCCATGTCGAATTTCATTTCGACCATCTTGACCTCGCGCTCGCCCAAAAACTTTATCTGTCCCAGTTTTTCCATTCCGACCTTTCCTCCCTCGACTTGGCAATCAGCCAAGAGAGAAAGCTACCGGCAAACACAAGTAAAGAGATTCCGCCGCCAACCAGGAAGGCAAACAGGACAGCGTGAAAGAACACCTCGCTAAAGAACTTCAGATAGTCCGTCATCTTTCCTCCTCTTAAGCATTTTGTTCAGGGTGGATTGGTCGATGTTCGCCCCGCCCATCCTGCACCAAAAGAGTACGGTGCCGTCCCTGAAATCGTCAAGCAGGTTCTTGATGTTGTTTTCCTCTCGGTAGCAGCAACAGTCTTTCAGGCCCGGACGCTTGTTCGCCGGTGTCAGTTCGTCCCCGACCAAGACCTTGCGGCGTTGCAACAAGCGCAGGTCGTAGATCGCCCGTATGGCAATCTCGCTGGCAAGGAGCTTGACTCGCTCCTCCTGGCTTAAGCGGTTCGCTTCTGCTTTGACCATTTCTTTTTCTTTCCAGAACGATCCTCGGCCCAAGCCGAATAAGCGTTCCATAGCCTTGCCGCATCCAGGGCGTTCTGTTTGTCGTCAAACACATCGTCGGCTGGCGGCAATCCGTTGGGCGGTTCGGCCCCCCATAGGCGCGGACCAACTGGGTTTTCCATCGACTCCGTAACCACTCGCCACTTGTCGCCATGCGGGATCACCTTGACCGGGGTCATCGAATCTCCTCTTCCAGCTTCTTGATGTCAGCCTCAATCTGGCCGCGAAGCTTGGCCATGTCGTTTGATTGCCCGGCGTAGTGTATCATCTGGGCATCCATGTATCGGTTAAGTCCAAAGTGTTCCTCGACGCTGGTCATGCAGTTAAAGGACGGATCAAGCTCCTGAAGATCCAGGTCGCACAGGTGCGCCATGATGTTCATCCAAGTCTGCTCGGCAAAGTGATTGGGGAACAATCCGATTGGCGGCTGGGCAAAGATACCAGCCACGCTCTTTGTCACCACAAAGACACCCGTGTTAACGTAGAACCTTGGCTCGATCTTGTAACCAAAAGCCTTGGCCAGTGCCGTCATTCCCGGCTTGCGGTCTAGGTAAGCACCCTCGTCAAAGGCGCAGAACTTCTCGACATCCTTGGAAATGTCAGGGCAGTCCAGAGCGACCAGCACATCAGCGTCAAGGAATGTTACGACATCGTAGCCCTTGGTCGTCATCAGGTGCGGGATAATCAGCTTGCTGTACTGGACAGGATGCGCCAGCGGCTTCTCAATAGAAATAAAGTCCTGTTCGTGTCGCTTGCAATAAGCCTCCATGCGCGGGCGGGTTAGATTCAAGACTTCCAGCCATTGATCGCCAAACGCCTGTGTGACCACGCAGGACTTCATACCATCTCACAAAGCTGGTAGTCGGCCTCCTCCATCAGAAGCTGGTGGGCAAACTCTCTCAGGTTGTCATCGTCCCTGATCTTGTTGCCGTCAATCAAAACCTCAAGATTCACAAGATCCATATCGTATGGAACATCCGCCATGCAATGCTCCCGGTGGCCCTGCGGTCCGATGTCCACCCGATGCGTTTTGTAGATCACATCGGCAAACGCCGTGGCCTCCTTGCCTCCCCAGATGAATGTTACTTTGATGTCCTCTATTTTCTTCATAGTCTTGGTACTTCCTTTTTGATTTGCGCCCAGGCAAACAAGGCGCGGACCAAAGCCCTTTCGAGGTGATCCGCAGCCGTTTCCCCGTTGTTGTCCGGGCAAGGCGTTGACTTCTGCAACTGCAACATGGCCGTGGACAAGTGACGCATAGCACGACCTATATGGTAATCATGCACCGGCTTGTCAACATGAAACCATTCTCCGTAGGCGGATTTCTCCGAACCTTTGCCCATAACGCGCCACGTTATGTCCTCGGCGGCTTTGCCCAATTCCTCGATGGTGGGTGGTGTCATCTTAACCTTCTTACCGTATTTTCAAATTTAATTATTTTTTCCCTTAATGCCCTTGTTTCACCAACCAATCCAAACTCATCTGATAATGACTTACTTAATGAGCTATACATATTTTCCATATTAGCCAGATATTTCCTATCAAATGCAGCCTCAACATTTTTTATCATTTCTTGAAATCTTGTTTCAAGTTCCTTTATTTTCTTATCAAATCTCTTGTTTTCTTCTTGAATTATTTTTGTAAATCTTTTTCCAAGATTTTTAACTTCTTTTTCAGAATACAAAAATTCATCATTCATATTTTTTATTTCAAATTTCATAGCTTCATCCCAGGTGGGTTGTACTTCTTTGACCACGCCCAGACTTTGAGCATCGCATTGAATGCGATTCCGGCTTCGTGCAGTTCCTCCTCGCTCCACTGGTGGATCACCAGCGTTTCGGGATCGTTGGCCGCCAGGACCACCGATACGCACGCAGCTTTTGGGTTATCCGATGCGATGCGGTAGGCCCATAGTTGGGCGCAGTCGCTATCGTAGAACGGGTCGTACTTCGGGTTTACCTTGCGGTTCTTAAGGTCAATGATCGCGTCACCGATCCGCTTCAGTCGGACGTAGGCATCGCACCTTCCAGCATAACCAGCACCGACCAGTGCCTTTTCGCACCAGTAAGTTTTTTCGACGTTGTCTTCCGCCCATTCAGTGAACGTCTTGACATACGGAGCAAGTGTCTCATCTCTGGATACAGGTCTTCCAAGCAGGATGTTTTCCATACATTCATGCATTTTGGTGCCGTGTTCCGCCGCCTTGGTTGTGGATTGCTTCGAGTCTTTGACGACTCGCTTTGCGTACTCTTCGAGTGTTTCACCGTCCTCCTTCGGAAGCGTAAGCGAGGACATGATGGCCTGCTCTATCTTCCATGCTGTAAGTTGAGGCTTATCCATGATGCCCAGGACGCTCGTGACCGATGGGAGCAAACCCATCTTGCGTGCGTCCGTAACCGTGGTGTTACGCTCGTTGCCGTTCTTTCCTATGACAACGTGGGCGGACTCGCCTTCCTGTGTATACCAATGTCCCGCCTGGTCCGTTTGGACCAGACGGGATTGGCTAGGCTCTTTTTGGGTTAGGGTAAGAGCCACTTGATTAGAACGGCATTGCGTTGCCATCTGCATCAACGCTTACCGCAGCTTTAGCCTGCGGTGCCGAAGACGCACCGGACAACTCTTTGCTGGAACGGATCTTCTCTTGAAGCCATTCCGGCAGTTCGCTGAACTGACCGCCCTCACCCTGCTCGATCTCGTAGAACACCTGGCTGTTCTGGGTGGTGGCCGGAGCCTTCATCGACTTGGGCAACTTGGCGATGCCTTGGATCGCGCAGTAGTTTCGCCCGGCTTGGCTGGTCTTGTGAACCAGCGTCAGCAGGCAAGCCTTGCCCAGAAGGTTCTTAAGGCTGAAGCTGGCAAGCTCCTTGCTGGTGAACGCCTGACCACGCCAAGTTTCGAGGTGCTTCCGCAGGGTCGCACGCTCTCCGAGGCTGCGGGTGAGTTCGATGGAAACGACCATCGGTTTCGTCACCTTGGTGGTTTTGCCATTCTCAGTCACCTCGCCTTCGATCACCTGTTCAGGCAACTCGAAAGCCAGGCGGAGTTTGGGGGTCCACTTGGTCTCGCCATCCCAGGTCACTTCCTGGGTTCCGAGATCGACCAAGCTGAATAGAACTCCTACGGTCGCTCCGGCTTCGGGCAACTGGCGTTCCGTGTTTTTGGATGTTTCACTGATGGTTAGGCTCATGTTATTTTACCTTTCTATATTTGGTTTGGGTTTAGTGGGGTGGAAGGCATTACAAATCCTTGGGCTACGGTCGTAGCCACGGGTGCGGTCTGGACGACATCGACCGTGAAATTGGGGGGTGCAATGTGCCGGGCAATCTCGCAAAGGTCGTCAGCCTCAATGATGGCCAGCCACTTCTTCTCTCCGTTGCGGCGAAAGAACACCGCCGGGATCTTTCCCTCTGGCGCATCGCCCTTGGCCTGCGCCATCCATTGCTCCGGCTTGATCTGCTGACAACGCTTGACCTCGCAGTGAAATGGAAAGTTCGCGCAGACCACATCCCCGGAACCTCCTTCGGGATCACCGGCGTATTGTTGGGTGCGCCGTGCTTTCTGCCAGCCCTGCTCTCTTAGGTAGGATGCAAACTCCCGCTCGCCAGCCGCGCCTTTGCGTCTTGAATTGATTGCCATGCCCCACATTGGAGGCGTGTCAAAATTGAGTCAATACTTTTTTATGTCTTCGTCAAAGCAGGCCAATAGCCCCGCTCCGGTCATTTTCTTGGCGACCTGGGGGTGCCTGCGTATCCATTCAGCAGCCTTCTCGATATCATCAGTATCTTTAATGGCATCCTCGAACAGCCGCCAAGCCTGCTTGGGGGTCAGAGGTCGTTTATGATTCGCCATGATGAGCCTGATTTGGGATAGAATTTCTTTGTTGGTGCCTTGCAATCCGATGGTTCAAGAAGCCAGAACAGATCCTCGTCCATTGCCCAACAGACAATATAATCTACCATGGTTTTTGTGTAGGTTGTCTTTCGGTTTTTTCCACCAGATGTCATAAAGCGATAATGAAGTTTTCGGTCCTCAGCTTTTGCGGTGGTCTTGACCTGAATCCTAAAGAACTTTCCGTTTTTCTCTGCGACAATATCATACCCATGCCCGAAGTCCTCCATCGGGACAAGCACGCTGTACCCGTTCCTGAACAGCGCACCCGCCACCCTGGCCACACCGACCGCGCCGATCTGCCTGTTATTAAGTTTCACTTTTGTGTTGACCATCACGCCTACGCATTATACTTTTTACGCATGAAAGCAATACTATTCCTGATGGCGGTGCTGGTGGCACCGGTGGTGGGGGAGGATGAAGATGACAATGAGCGTGCAGAACTTGCCAGGTTCATAGGCGGTGCATACAAGGGTCGCGGAACCTGGGTTATGACCAGCGGCAACAATGCCCTGAGTGATCGTGGGTGCATAAGAAAAGTTGGCAACAATTATTTTACGCCTGAAGGTTTTTACAGGAAGGTTGGAAACACATACCTGAAAGACGACGAGGCGATTGTGACAACCGGCAAAACATTTCTTGGTGACGGCGCGGTTGTGTCAACCGGCAGGACATATCTTGGTAATGACAGGGTCAAGGTATCAACAGGACACACGATTCTTGACTCAGACGCTTCCGAGTAAGGCAAGCCTGTTTCTTATCCTGTTTTCAAGTCCGCGCAGAAGTGGTTTTCTGGCTGGGTTTCTGTTGGCCATCCTATATTCATCCCGAAGCTGTGCATCGCTTGCTGCACGCATCAAGGCTTGTGGCTGAACCTTGTTGATGGCAGCCAGGGTTTGCGGCCCAAGCTTACCATCCACAGACACATTCACGCCAAGCGAGTTTAATCCTTGCTGGATATACTTCGTTGCGCCGCCCATCCCTCGATTAAACGCGAGATCCTGCGCGAATGGCTGGATGGCGTTGGGCAGTTTTGAGACGAGCGGGGATGTGTATTCTTTGATATATTGCGCTGCTGCTCCCGCTCTTTCCTGCGCCGGGAGCGACGAGATTCTCTTGAAGGCTTCAGGATGATAACGGTCGTTGATTCCGGCCACCTCAAAGTTACCACCCATGTCACCGGCTGGCAATTTATAGACCTGAAGATTCCCCTGTTTGTCTTTCCTAGATTCAAAATCAACCGTCTTGAGGGCTGCAAGCTGAAGCGGGTCTTGTGAGGGTTGGGTTGTCATGGATGTTTTCTCCGGTACAAATTCAAATTCAGGTTCTGCCACAACCTGTTCCTGCCTTATGGGCTGCTCCTTTGCCTTTGTTTCGATGGGATAACTACGCCTTATCTCTTCTGGAACGGCTGTGTATGGAGATCCGGTAAGCTCCCTAGAAACCATGTCATTGCGAAGTTCTCGGCTGGAGGATGCGTTTACACTAAACTTCATTGCTTCTCTCCTCTCACAATCCTACGCCTGTTCTTTTGCAGGAACTGGATTCTGGCATCGTCACCTACTTGGGCGTAAGCATTGCGGATAGCCACAACCTTTTCCTCCTTTGTCAGCGACCTGAACTCCTTGTTTCTAAAAAGTTCCTCGGCTGCCCTGCGGTTGGCCCGACCACGCACTTTGGAATACTCCTCGTAAAGCTCCGGCGAAAGCCTGTATTTCACATTGTCGATGGTGAAGTTTCTTTGCGGCTTTGGCGGGATAACATCGCCATCTTCGGTTTCCTTGAACAGCCTGTATATTTCAATGGTGATCGGGTCGTAGGTTGCGTTGCGACCTTTGGTAACATCAAGGAAGTTGTATGCAACAGGATCTGCACCTTCTGGTGTCTGTGGAATTTCCCTGCCCCAAACGTCTATCCTTCTCGGCAAATCCTCATCTGCTCCTGGCAACCTTCTTTTCAGGACTTCACCAAAAAGATTGATAGCCCTCTCCGGCCCCTCTCCCTCAACATCCTTGATTTGAATCTTGTCAGGAAGTGATTCACGCATGGATCTTGAAACAGCGGAAAGGGTGTTAGGAAACGGAATGGCTGACACGGTTCCAAAATAATTTGCAATCCAGTTGTCCATTGTCGTGCCTTGCCCATCCAGCATGGCGGAAAGCAGGCTGTTTGTACCCTTAAGAAAACTTTGATTCATGGCAAAAGAAAGCGTTTCAGGCACCAAGGCGGTCACAAATTCTGGGCTGATAAAATCACCACCCTCGGTTGCCTTGCTTGCGGCATCCCAAGTGGCAATCATTCCGCCAACAATGCCAAGCTTCTCAAGGTTAATTACCCTGTCTCCCGGCTGGAGTTCGGTTGACTCACCCTCTGCCATTCTATTCAATGCGCTGATGTTAATGGTTCTGGGTGGCAATGCCTTATACTGAATGTCTCTTGCCTTCTCAGTTTCCTCCGCTCTTCCACCAATAACACCAGCATCTGAAAGGGTCTTAGCCACGGCTCCGATAGTTAAGCTTGTAATGGTCTTTCCGATGGCAAGCTGTGCTTCCCTGGTGTTGCCAGCTTTCATTGCCGGTATTCCCTTAAATACCATTGCATACCCAGGAAGCGAATAGTCCAACATTTCGTCAATGACGTTGGCCGGAGTCTTGGCGTAAGGAATGATTGTTTTTCCGATAAGCCTTGCCGGACCAAACTTTGTTCCAAGTCCGAACATATTTGCCGCACTAAGAGCTGCCCTGGCTAGTGGCGTATCTTGCTGGAACACGGCCTGCGCTGCCTCTTCCTCAATCTTGGCAAGTTCTCTACCGGTTGGAAGTCTTGTGGCAACTGACACTGCCTTGCCTGTCTTTCCTGCAAGCTGTGCCGACTCGGAAAGAAGTCTGGCTTGCGCCATGCGCCTGAACGGAGTATCGCCAAGTTGAAGCAAGCGCAACATGGTTTCTGGCGGCGCGCCCAAGGATGCTTCTGCGGCAAGTCTTGCCCGGTCAAGTATGTTTGCGCCAAGACCTTTCCATCCTGTCTGCACAGGTTTGGCCAATCCGGCACCAGTCCAAAACTGTTTAAATGCCTGGATGGGCTGAAATCCTCGAATCCTCTCACCTGCCAGCAATCCCTCCGCACTGATACCACGGCGCAAACCAACCACGCCTTCAGCCGTACCGCGCCCCAATGCCTTAAGGCTTTCCCCAATCCTTCTGGTTCCAGCCAATGATATTGGAGAGGATATTTGCCTTGGTCCAAGCTTTGCACCGAAAAGACCTTGGAATGCCCTGGTTACTTCCTGGCTGACAAAAGCTCCCTGTCTTGTAAGTATGCGAGGCAATGCGCTGACCGCATTGCTCCACAAGTTTGTTGCAATGGAAAGAGGGGCAAGAAGATTTCCCTGAATTACGGTCGGCAGGGTTTCGCCAAAAAACTTCTTTGGGATAAGCCTGCTTTCAAAATTCTGCAACCTAAACAAACTTTCCTGCAAAACTTTTTCCGCCCTTGTCGCCTTTAGAATATCGGCATCATCCAGTGTCTGCCTTGCCTTGTTTGCAAGTTCGTCAAACCTTGTTTGCAACCTTGTCTTGACGGCGAAAAGCTTTCTGCCTTGCGACAATAACTCCGGGGTCAGCCTTCGGTTGGCCTTTTCAAGCGCACCAACCAATGAATAAAAATACCCTTGTGGGTTTGTGCTTCTTAACGCTCTTGTGGCAGCCACAATCTGTCCGGCTTCAGTTGCATTTGCCTCTCTTAAAAATCTTCCGACAGACTTCTCAAGTTCTTCAACGCTTCCGGTTGCAGCAGCCCGGTTGATCAACTCAGCCTTGGCAACAATCTTTTGAGGCTCTGTTCCCTCCATGGCAAGTCTTTCGACATCAGCCCTGTCGGCTCCAGCCATCGCTTCCTCAAATGCTTTTTGCTTAAATTTGCCGTACTGAATATCTTCGCTCTGCGCCAATCTCTCGCGCACTCCGCGATCAAGCAACGGGTCTTTTGCCAACCTCTTACCGACAGCCCTCACTCCCGTCTGCGCGGTTTCTTCTGGAAGCTTTATTGGCGGTTGTTTTGCCGCCGCCTCCGCAACGGCAGGCGTAGCCTGTGCCGCCTCCGCTGCTGGCCTTGCTACTGCGGCAGGAACTGCTTCTGCCGCCCCAGTGACTGCCTTTGCCCCGGCCCCACGGAATGCCTGAATGGCCGGCTTTGCCAATCCGGCGACGCCACCAAGTGTGGGTGTCAGGATTGAGGCTGCGGTTGTGGCAATCGGATATTGCTCAATGTCTTTCTGTAAAACTTCTTCAACCCTTGCAATTCGTTCCGGACCAAGAGCCGCGCCAAGAGCCGCTCTCTGCGCCTTCTCTGCTCCAAGGTATGCCGCCGTGCCAGCCACAAGTCCACCAGCAATCCTTGCCGGTAGCGGCCCAGGCGTTAACGCAAATCCTGCCCTTGCGGCTGCCCCGCCAGCCGTAGTCGGAAGAACTTCCCGTGCCAGCGTCCTTCCGATTGCGCCAATCATGGACGGCTGCTCCTCAATTTCGAACACATCAATCTCACCCTGCGGCGATGATTCGATGCGGACAAGTTTACCATTCTTGTCTTTTCCGATAGCAAATCCGCCGCCCGTTTCTTTGTCTGTGCCTGACGAAACGGTTTCGATGCCAAGCTTTTGCGCCTCCCTTACGGCTGGGATGGCAGGTTTTTCAATAATGCCTTCGGCCAGTGCTTGTTCGGTCGGCCTGAATCCTTCGGCAATAGTGCCGTCAGGTCTTTTGATTGCACCCATTGCGTCAACCGCTTCACCCGCTGCCCGTGCGGCTTGTTCAGGTGTTGCGCCAGCCTGAAGCTGTATTTGGGTTTCTGCTCGAAGGACCGCCTCGCGCTCAGGGGAAATCACATCCTCCGGTTTCCCGCCGGATGCGATGTATTGAGCCTTGATTAAATTTCCGTCCTGTGCTTCGGGTACAAATTCAAGATCCTGTTCCTGTTCTGGAACAAACTCAAGTTCAGGCTCAC